CAGCCGTCAGGCACACACATTAGTAATATTCAAGAGCTTACATGAAGTTCCTGTCTTTGAAAAGCTGCTTGACACACTTGCTGTATGCGAATCTGACAGCGACAAGGCTATAGAAAAATACTCAGATTTTGTGGCTGAGCTTTTTGCATATTCGGATAATCTTACAGAATATATGCTCAAGCTGGTTCTTGAAAATGAAAACCTTTTTATGCTTAAAAAGGGAGAAGGCAAGGAGACAGGTGCGCTTTTGGAGGAATGTCTTGCAAACGAGCTTGCCGTTATCGAGGAGCTTTCACAGATACCAAGTGACGAGATAATCTCAAAGATAGACTATGACGGCTTTCTGCCGAGATATGCTACACAAAAGCTTGACTTCTCGCAGATATATGCCGACCGTATACACGCTATCGGTCAGTACGGTTATGGCATTTACTCACAGTATCATGTATTTGTTATCAAAGACGGAAAGATAGTTCCGGTGGAGTATCCTGACGATATAAAGCTTTCCGACCTGCACAATTACGAACGTGAGCGTCAGGAGGTCATCAACAACACTCTTGCGCTTTTGAAAGGCAAGCCTGCCAACAACGTTCTGCTTTACGGTGACTGCGGTACAGGCAAGTCCTCAACTGTCAAGGCCATAGCAAACGAATATGCCTGCAAGGGTCTCAGACTTATCGAGCTTAAAAAGAAGCAGCTCCATGAGATACCAGCCATTGTAGAAACGGTAAGCAAAAATCCATTGAAGTTCATTATCTTCATAGACGACCTTTCATTCACAGAGGACGATGATGATTTTGCGGCACTGAAAGCTATCCTCGAGGGAAGCGTTTCATCAACTGCGGACAATCTCTGCATTTATGCTACCTCAAACAGAAGACATCTTGTACACGAGACGTTCTCCTCACGAGAGGGTGACGAGATACACTTCAAAGACACTATGCAGGAGCTTCTTTCACTGTCAGACCGTTTTGGACTTACTGTCACATATCAGAAGCCTGACAAGAAGATTTACCTTGATGTAGTTGAGAAACTTGCAAAGCAATACGAGCTTAAAACTCCTATTGATGAGGTGCTTCAAAAGGCTGAGGCTTATGCGCTTTCAAGAGCAGGACGTTCACCGAGAGTTGCAAAGCAGTTCGTGGAATACATGAAGGGCATGGAAGACTAATATTTAGCTATACAAAAGGCGGTATTCACCAAAAGAATACCGCCTTTTTCTATGTCTGCATATGTCATGTGGAATTAAATCTCGCTCTGTATTCCGCTGGTGAAGTCCCCACTATCCTGCGGAAAAGCCTGTTGAAATTTGATAAGTTCCTGAAACCGCAGGAAAACGCCGCAGATGATATGCTTGTTCCCCCAGCCTGCAAATATCCGCAGACCTTTCTTATACGAAGCCTGTTGAGATATTCTATAGCTCCCATGCCCGTTTTTTCACGAAAACGCAACATGAAATAGCTCTTGCTTAGAAATGCTTTCTCAGCAAGCATTTTTACCGTGATGTTTTCGCAGTAATTGTCTGTCATGTACTCTATCACCGTGCGAATTTCAGGGTCATCACTTGCCGCTTGACCGCTTTCGGACACCGCCCCGCTCTCCGTTAAAAGCCATATGAGCCGTAAAAGCTCACTGTGCAAAAGTATATCCGTTACAGCACAGTTCAACTTTGCAAGCTTTATGACCTCCTCTGTGGTCGTTTTTATCTCTTTGTATCTTGCGTTTGCGCTGTCTATAGGAAAATCTATTCTCCTACCGCCAGTTATGAGCGGTGTTATGACCTCTGCACTGCCCCTGTCCTCCGTTACGCTCAACAGCATATCAGAGCTGAACACGAGAGTGTCATAGCGCACATGACCTGACGAGTCAATGGAGTGAATCTCATTGGGACAGATAATGAAAATATCCCCCTCTTTCGCCTGAACAGCCCTCTCGCCGCACCTGAACTCCCCTGCTCCGCTTAAAATGTAGTTTATCTCAAACTCCTTGTGCCAATGGCTTGGCACATAGGGAAAATATTCGGGTATGTCGCATTTGTAATAGCTGTACGGCACAAGCACTGAGCTGTGCTGTCTGTTTTCATGGGAACGTGTCTTGCTTTCCATGTTTTTGCCTTTCATAGTATTATAGTATCAGTAATCAGTATTATTTTGCTTGAAATAAGTTTTATTTAGTAGTATTATATCATATAAGAAGTAAGAAAACAACACTCTTACAGATTTTTTTAAGGAGGAATTATCATGACAAAGCAGCCACAGTGGCTTGACAACGCAGTTTTCTACGAGATCTATCCACAATCGTTCAATGACACAAACTCAGACGGCATCGGTGATATCAAGGGTATTACAGAAAAGCTTGACTATATCTGCGAGCTGGGGTGTAACGCTATTTGGATAAACCCATGCTTCAAATCACCTTTTGGCGATGCAGGCTATGACGTTGAGGACTATTACACAGTCGCTCCACGTTATGGCACTAACGAGGACTTGGTTGAGCTTTTTAATGAAGCTCACAAGCGTGGTATGCACATCCTCCTCGACCTCGTGCCAGGTCATACTGCCGTTACTCACAAGTGGTTTAAGGAATCAATGAAAGCCGAGAGGAACGAGTTCACAGACCGCTATGTGTGGACAGACAGCATATGGGTAGAGCCTGACGGCATGGCTAGTATCCGTGGTATCTCCGACAGAGACGGCTCATGTGCCGTGAATTTCTTCTCACATCAGCCTGCACTTAACTACGGCTATTATAAGCCTGATCCTGATAAAAAGTGGCAGCAGTCTATGAATGACGAGGGTCCGAGAGCTACACTTGAGGCACTCAAGGATATAATGCGTTTTTGGCTCAGTGCCGGTGCAGACGGTTTCAGAGTGGATATGGCAGGCTCACTTGTAAAGAATGACGAGAACGGCAAAGGCACTATCGCACTTTGGCAAAACGTAAGAGAATTTCTTGATAAGGAGTTCCCATATGCCGCTATGGTATCAGAGTGGGGAGAACCTGACAAGTCAATAATTGGTGGCTTCCATATGGACTTTCTGTTGCACTTTGGTCCGTCACATTATAATGACCTTTTCCGCTGTGAAGAACCTTATTTCTCAAAGCGTGGCAAGGGTTCGGCTAAAGAATTTGTTCAAGCATACAAAACCAATTATGCCAAGACAGACGGCAAGGGTCTTATCTGTATCCCGTCAGGCAACCACGATATGGACAGACTTGCAAGAACCCTTGATACAGACGAAATGCGTGTTGCATTTGCTTTCCTGCTCACAATGCCGGGCGCACCGTTTATCTACTATGGTGACGAAATAGGCATGAGATATGTGGAGAATCTGACATCAGTTGAGGGTGGCTATGGCAGAACTGGCTCACGTTCGCCTATGCAGTGGAACAAGGGGCTTAATGCAGGCTTCTCATCAGCTAAGGCTGAAATGCTCTATGTACCGCTGGACAGCAGTAAGGACAGACCTGACGCTGAAAGCCAATCCAAGGACAGCACATCACTTAGAAGCGAAGTCAAAGGGCTTATAAGCTTCAGGCAGAAAAATCCTGCATTGCAAAGCAGGGGCGAGATAGAGTTTTTGTCAAGCGGATATCCTCTGGTATACAGACGTAAGGGCGAGGGACAGAGCATACTTGCGGTCATAAATCCAAAGGACGAAACGATAGAGATCAAAAACGTCAATGGTAAGATAATTTATACAGTAGGTCATGGCGCAAGCCTTGAAAACGGAAAGCTCATTATTAAAGGCTCGGCCGCTGTATTTGTTGAAGAATAAAATAACATAAAAGAGGTCAAGGACACATTCCTTGACCTCTTTTGTTATGCCGTCTAAAGTTTATCCGCCGTTGTCACAGCATACTCCGAAACTCCGTTGGAGTTTTTCCAAAGTGCATTTTAAACCGCTTCATAAAACCATATTCATTAGTATAACCGCACCTCTCAGCCACTTCCCTTACGCTGAGATTTGTCGTTGCAAGAAGCTGACTGGCTCTTTCCATTCGTGCGCTTATAACGTCTGTCATGACGCTCACTCCAAACATTTTCTTATACATATGCTGAAAACTTGACCTGCTTATACCCATATCCCATGCCATGCTGCCTACGTCTGCGATGTCCTCAGGCATTGCGTATATGTATGCTCTGAGCTGCATAAAGCGGCTGTTCCTGTCAGTAATAATACAGGACTTTTTGTCTGTACACTTTAGCTGTCTTGCAAGCTTTAACAAAAAGATCTCCATATAGCACCGTGTTACTTCCTCATGCCCCTCTTTCATGAGCTGATACTCATATGCTACCGAACGCATTATCTGACTAAGCTCATCAATATTTCCAAGGTATACCAGTGTGTCTTTTGGAACATCAAGCCTTTCAAATTTTTCATTATCGCCCTGCTCATAATTGAAATACAGCCAATCATCGGTATAAAACTCTTCTGCGGCATGGTATTTCACAGGGGTATCCGGTGAAAGCAGGATAAAAGAATTTTTCTCTGCCCTATGCTCGATACCATTTATAACGAACACCGATGGTTCTTTTATGAGCAATATAAGGGGACAGCCCACCCCGTGAGGGCAATCCATAATAAAATCTTTTCTATGGCGATAATTATAGCCGACCGCACCCACAAGCATTCTGATTCCTCCCTGCTTTTATCAACTTTATTTTACCACACCGCTACATTCTTGTCAACGAAAAAAGAGCAGACGCTTTGTTCTGCTCTTCTTTCACATAATTCTATAATAGTATTACAATTATCCCCAATAGGTTCTCCAAACATTGAAGTAACCCCAAGGAATTTTAAACGAGTAGGCTATCTTGCTGCTGTTTGTCTTGTAGCTTCTGTTGCACCAGAAGTAAACATTATAGTCATTAGCAATACCGTTAAGGTGAGTTTTGCCATACACTGCACCAAAAACAGCCTGCTTTACTCTTCTGGAAACGTTTGAATAATTTGCTCCGTCCCTTGAAAGCTGTGCAGATGACATAAATCCGCCGCTCTTATAAATGATATCCTGAACATTGTTATATCTTGCATAGTAGGATCTCCACATTGCATTCTTTGTGTACTTTGCGGCAACATACTGGTTTGCAACACAATCTGCAACATAAACGATAGGCTTATCCCACTCTGAACCTGACATCTTGCCGACCTCATGATAAACTATACGGCACATTGCTTCCCAGCCTGCCTTATTGAAGTCCATTCTTGCTGTCTTTATTGTCTGTGTCTTTGAGTAAGCAGAAGCGGCAGAGCCATTTACAGCCTTTACTCTGAACTGATATGAAGTCGTTCTCTGAAGACCTGTAACAGTGCAGTTCGTGTTCTTGACTGTCTTGTATTTCTTCCAACTCTTATATTTGCCACCCTTGATGTATAGCTCATATTTTGAAGCACCTTTTACCTTGCTCCAATGCACCTTGATAGTGTTTGTCTGCTTGTTATACGGATGAGTGAACTCACTTCCATAGTTTATCTGAGCTGTCATCTTAGGAGTCGAAAGCTTTGCCGCAGCAGCATCGGCACTAAATCCCTCTGTCATTACCAAAAATGTCATAAGTGCTGCAATGAACATCACTATAACTTTCAGTGACTTATTCTTTGCTGAAATAAAACTTGCTGAATGATCCATTAATAATACGGCTTTACAACGCATACACGCTGCATTGCCAATTCACACCCTTTCTTTTAATTAGCGGCGGTCATGTCTGTGCCGCTATTTAATTTTATTACGGTCGATTAAAATTATGTATCAATCTGTAACGATAACGGTTAAGAAAGTTACAAACTGATTACAAATTACTACACTATTGTAACACGCACAATTGCATTTGTCAAGCTTTTTTATAGTTTTTTTGATTTTTGTTTATAATTTGAAGCAAAGAATATAAAAATTGTACTAATATTTCAGCACATTGAATATTAATTTACTGTATCAGCAAGAGTTCACGCACAATTATCACAAAGAAAATATGTGCAGAATATGAACAAAATCAATGGATCAACCACAGAGATCCTGCTGTTTTAAAAAAATCTGTGGGGAAAGAGGCAAAATAATGAAAAAATATTTACCTGAGGGCAAGATCTTCAATAGCCCTGAAAACCGATATTATCTTCAAAGCGAACGAACAATGGCTGAGGCAATGGCTCAGGGATTGATACTGGAGGGTCATGCTGTGCTTTGTGACAGCGAACACAACATAATAGTAGAGCTTCCCTTTGGCAAAGGAATAATCCCAAGATCAGAGGGAGCAATCGGAATACAAGAAGGCAAAACAAAAGACATAGCGTTACTTTCCAGGGTAAACAAAACGGTATGCTTCAAGGTGACAGATATTGTTCACGAAAAGGGCGAGGTCATATGCAGGCTGTCAAGGCGTCTTGCACAAGAAGAGTGCATTGAACGATATATAAGTACCCTCACATCAGGGGACGTTATACCAGCAAAGGTAACACACCTTGAGCCTTTCGGGTGCTTTGTTGACATAGGCTGTGGTCTTCCTTCACTTATACCAATAGACGCCATATCCGTCTCACGCATCACCCACCCCAACGACAGATTTTTCAACGGTCAGGACATATATGCTGTGGTAAAAAGCTGTGACGAGGACAGGATATGCCTTTCTCACAAGGAACTTTTAGGCACATGGGAAGAAAATGCAGCATTGTTCTCCACAGGAGAAACTGTAGGCGGGATAGTACGCTCCATTGAACCATACGGTATTTTTATAGAGCTTGCTCCGAACCTTGCAGGGCTTGCAGAACCAAGAGAAAATGTGCGTGTGGGGCAGGCAGCAAGTGTTTACATAAAAGCTCTTATCCCCGAAAAAATGAAAGTCAAGCTCATTATCGTAGACGTATTTGAAAACAGCGTTTTTCCCTCAAAGATAAACTATTTCATCACCAGCGGCAGGCTCACAAAATGGGTCTATTCCACCAATGAATGTTACAAAAATATATGCTCTGAATTCGTGTGATAAACGTACGTATTTTTGTACTTGTAATTTATTTGTACTATAATTTGTACTTGTTGATGTTTGACAAGCAAAATCCAAAAAACTGACAAGCAAAACGCAAAAAAGTGATGAAATGTTTCAACAAAACGAAACACTCATCACTTTTTTTGAATTATCGAGAATTTTTGAAACGTATTTTTTACAGCTCTAAAATGTCATTTAAATCGCATTTTAAAAATCTGCAAATCAGCTCAAGATGTGAAAATTTGAAACCGACAGCGATGTTATTGCAAAGCTGTGAGATTGTGGACGGTCTGATGCCTGTCGCCTGCGCAAGTTCAGCCTGAGTAATGCCCCTGGAATTAAGCAAAGCCCTTAATTTTACTCTCATGATTACCTCCGGTATGTTTTTTACAACATAAATAACGAAATCCGTTATTTATTCTCTAAAAAAAATACTAGAAATTTGTGATTATTACCTCTTTGAAATCACCTGATGAAAGACTGTTATTGCGGGTGACCGCCTGAATATTGTAGTCTTTATACAGGTCTCTCACATACTTGTCATCGTTGTACGACAGTACAAATCTGCCCTTGATCTGGTGAAGAACTCTGCAGAGCCGCTCATGGTCATCCTCGGTAAATTTAACAGTGTAATGCCGCTCTGTCTTGTGGTATGGAGGGTCGCAGTAGAATAAAGCTTTCTCACGGTCGTATACCTTGATAAGATCCTCAAAATCTTTGTTTTCGATCACTACTCCATCCAGTCTTGCCTCGATATCTGCGAAATTATCTGTGTTAAGCCGCTTTTTGTTGCAGCCGAACGTTCTCAGACTTGCTCCGAAGCCTGTCTTGACAAGCACATAGAACATAGCAGCCCGCTGAATGTCTGTAAATCCGGTTACAGATATGCGCTCACGGCAGTCAAGGAACATTTCCCGGCTGTTTAAATAGTATTTTATCTCCTTTTTAAGCTCATCAGAATGATATTTTAAGCATCTGAAAAAGTTGACCAAATCACTGTTGGCGTCATTATAGATCTCTAGATCAGCGTGTTTGCCTTTTGCAAAAAGTATAGACCCGCCTCCGCCGAATACATCGATAAATCTGTTGTAGCTTTCAGTAGGCGGGAAAGACTTGATGATCTTACTTTTAAGCTGGCTCTTTCCACCAATCCATGGTATTGGACTTTTCATAAATATGACCTCCTTTTAATATAGTATACAGCTCCGAGCGGATTGCCCGGAGCTGTTACTTTTAAATCTTTTTAAGCCAATCAGCAACAACATAATAATGCTTGCGACCAAGCTTGATTTTTCTCCAGTAGTGACCGTGATGAAATTCATAAAAATCATCAGCGACTTTTACCGGAGTATTATCTTCGAGAACGCCAACGATCGTTCCGGCGGTGAAGTTGCAATCGCTCCTGTAATTAAGCCTAGTGACTGTCACCATTTGGCTGTATGATGTTTCTTTTGTATCCATAAGCTACTCCTTTACTTTATCGTTGCAGACAGCTTTTTAATAAATTTAGTCCCCGCAATACCGTTCTGAGTATAGCCCCACTTTTTCAACAGAGCATTGACCGCCTTTAGGGTACCGTCTCCGAACGTGCCGTTGTTGTCAAGTTTGTACCCTGCCAGCATAAGGAGCTGTTTCAGTGCAAGAACTCCATCGGATTTATCACCTTTCTTAAAGCCCGAACTGTCAAGTACCTTAGACGTGCTTGTGTTAGTAGCCTTAAACCCGTTAAGCCCCTTAGCCTTTATCACAGATGGGTAATCCACATAGCAGTAATCCATGTCTACCGGCACGGAAACACCGCTGACCTTGCCCGTTGAACTGTACTGCCACATACCGTATGTGCCGCCGTAGTTGCACTTGCTGTTGTATTCTGCAATCCACAGTGCATAGCGTCTTGCGACATCATTTGTTATGTAAGTCTGGAGCGGACTGCGGCTGATATACAGACCTGCGAAGTAGCCTGCTTCCTCCAGCGCAGTGCAAAAAGTTTTTACCATGTCGGAGCATACCGTTTTACCGCGTGCAAAAGCTTTCTGCCACTCCAGATCAAAGTAAATCGGGTATTCAAAAGTTTTGCCCTTGATGTAATCGAGACAAAGAACTGCGTCCTGTTTCGCACCGGATACCGTTGTCTGCCATGTATAGTAATATGCACCAACGTCAAGCCCAGCTGCCTTTGCATTTTTGTAATGCGTTTCAAAAAGCGGGTCTTTTACTACACAGTTCTTCGTGTGATCCCAGTTATTGCATCTGATAATAACAAAACTGTAGCCCGCCGCTTTGACCTTTGCGAAATCTACGTTTGTCTGATACATAGAAACATCAATGCCTTTAATTGTCGCTGCCATGATAATTATCCTCCTTGTTATTTTTATAGTTTTTCTGATACTGCGTGCCGAAATAGAACGATATCACCACAGTAAACACCGTGATGAACTGCTCTGCTGAAATCGTGCGGCGCAGTGCCAGCACGCAAAACACCGCTGTCAACAATATCGTCACGATAGACTTGACGTCTATAAGCTTTGCAAATTTCTGTTTCATATCTTGCTTACTCCTTTATCTCAAAAGCAAATCTGCTTAACAGATATTTCTTATTATTGAGCAGTATAGTTTGTGTAGGTACAGCGTAGTCACAATAAGTATTGCTATCTGATATACCCTGTATATGAGAAAGTATATGATATACATTTGTAAAACCTTTGTTTTGACTGGTAGAAACTACAGGAGTAAGTGATGTTACTGACTTTTGTTGACAAAAATACCTATAAGGTGTAGACAGTACGGACATTCCGTTTGTAAAAACAGCATATTTGTCAATAGTATTAGTAGCACAACTTGTTGTCATGCCTATTTCAGTTTCTCCTGTTTCATAATTAGTTATTTCGCCAATTATTATATTTATATTAGGTCTACTAGCTGTGTTATTGTCTATACCTATAGCAACTAAATCACTTTGCTTATAAATAATCCATCTTCTTTTATCGCTTTTATAATTTGTTATGCTAACACACGGGCAAGTCAATGCTTCAGTTCTTAGGTCACACCAACCGTGTGCCGCAGTATCAGTAAATTGACCCCTTAAAAACAGTTCATCTGTTACCCAAAGCTGAAAGGTGGCATCTTTGGTATCAATACTCGCATTATCGCCCTCGAACACAACTTTCTTAAAGTCATAGACCTCGATAAGCTTCTTGACTAATCCTCTTAGTCCGTCTGTTCCCTCATATATTTTCATCTTCGACCGCCTCCGCTATGCCTATTATACCTATATTTCCGTACGCTTCTCCCACTGACACACCCACAAGGCTCTGTCCGCTCGCCATATCGGGTATAGTGTCGATAATATCCATATTGCCGTTGAAGTCCTCGATGCTGAACCTGTCCGTCCTGTCGGGCTTTTTAAGTCCGAGATTTTCCGTGAAACTAGCCAACTATACTTCCCCCTTCCGCATTTTTGCCAACTATGAGATAGTACACCTTGAAAGCGTATGTGCCGCCCTGGTCTGAGGTGTGTTCAAGGTATGCCTCCCAGTCGATGTCCCTGCCGTTGCTTGCGACTTTGTATTGAAAACTCTGCGACTTGAAGTGCTTTTTGCCCCAGTCGCACACCATAAACACCGCAGGGTTAGTGACCCCCGAGGGTATCATGCCTGTGCGTGTATTGTAAGTCCATTGTGAGCCGTTGTCGGCGTTGACCTTCATATTCACCGTGAAAGACCCCCACCGCATATACAGTGGGTAGAGCCTGTTCACAAGACTTACTATCTGCGCCGCTGTCTTTGCACGAAACACCGCTGTACCGCCGTCTAAAAGCTCGTCCGTCTGTTCGCCCGAGTACCGCAGCTCATACTCCTCCTCGCCGACTATTTCTTCAAGTGCCGCCACTCTCGCCGTAAGCTGCTGGATAAGCTCCTCGGTGGTGGGCGTTGTCTGACCTGTGTCTGCTGTATCGGCAGTTTTCTCCGCCTGCGTATCAGCTACAGTTGTTATCTCGTTCTCGTCCATAATCTCGCCTCCTAAAGCTGTTCTTCCACAGACAGACCCACCGCAGAAATATCGGCTGAAAGTCCGCCGTCAAAATTGAATCCTATGTTAGTTATTGGTATATCGTAGCTTTCGCCGCTTTCGCTGACGTATGTTATCACGTCCCCGACGTCAAATCGTGGGTCGCCAAGGCGGTGAAAAAGCTCCGTTGTATACCACGAAAAGCCGCCTATCCTATGCCACAATGACCGCAGCAGCGACATTGTCATATACGGATTTTCAAACTCCAGCACACGCCCTGCCGAGCCTGTGGTGTTGCCCAGCCGCAGAGTTTCGCTGTCGCTGACCTTGCAGACAATGCCTGCAAGGATATTCGGACGTTCTCCCAGTGTTGGCAGGTCGATAGTGTTGTTGTCCAGTATCTTCACGCTCGAGCCGTACCATTTGCGGACGTACCGCCCGAAGCGGTCAACAAAACCGAACTCGCCTTGTGCCGAAGCTATGTAACTGAGCATCTGCCGCATTGTGGTGTCTTTGGGTATAGAGCTTATTTTGAAGTCGAAGTTTGCAGTTTTCAGCCTTATGTGACCCTTGCCGTAAAGCCTTGCACCGCCCTTTACACGGAGCTTTGCAGGGATGGTGTAGTCGTTGCCGTTTTGCAGTCCAAGCTGCTTGCATATGTCGTCCTCGACAGCCTTTGACCACGCAGGTAGCTTGACCTTTGGCACATAGGTCTTGTCGGAGAAGTAAAGCCTATCCGCAAAAGTGACCTCAGTATTTCCGCCCGACTTTTTCGATTTCACGCAGGTGAACCGCCCCAGAGGTATTCTCTCTCCGTCAAGCACCTCTCCAAGCTTGCTTATCTGCTCCACTGTCAGCTTTGAAAGTTCTGCGTAGGTGTAGGCTTCTAGGGTGGAGTAGGTGGTCACGCCTGTGAGGTCTGCAAGGTACAGGGACAGGTCATACTCTTTGCCGAGGAAACGTGTTTCAGCATCGTTTATCTGTAATGCCCAAGACTGTGAGCACACTGCACCAAGCTCTATGTCGTCACTGAGGCTCGTTGACTGCACGTCACTGGTAGCGGACATTATGTTGTCCCCCATTATTACGCTCTCGTCGTTTTCAAGCCACATACGCCATGTGCGGCAGTAGCTTTCGATGCGTGAGGAGACGGTTGTACTTGTTGTATACATATATCCGCCTCCTACTGCATGATAAGGTCAACAGCAACGCCTTTGCAAAACTGCCGCTTTTCGTCCCAGCCGAATATTTCATAGCTTGGATCTCCTGCATAGACCCTTATTTTGATTTCATTAAAAGTCTCGTCCAAAAGTGTGGCGTTAAAAAATGGGCTATCAACATTTGAGATATACTTATTTATCTGTGCAGTCTGCTCGCCTGTGAGATGATACCATTTAATAGTGACCGTTTTCTTTATAGCCCTGATGTCTCCGACCATAAGACAATTAGCGGTGCGCCCTGCATTGCCCGACCAGATTTTATTGTTACAAAAAGTAATTTCAGCAGGAGTGGCTACCGTTTCTTCTTCAAATTTCAATCCATTTGATTTCATAGTATCCCTCCTATACTTTTATCGGCGATTTGCCGTTGCGCTTGATAAAATCATTTATATCGTCAATAACGATCTGTGACAGCACTCTGCCCTTTACTTCGATTGGTATCGTTACGCTTATTTTCTGATTGCCTACAGCTCCGCCGTAAACAGCAAGCGCCTCAAACAAAGCCTGCTTGATCGTATCCAGCGGAGCTTCGATGTTTGTGCCGCGTTTCTGGTCGCCGAGAACCGCAAGAAACTCGGAGTTCGGCGGAATTACCGCGCCGGTGGCGAGCATTGGAATCTGAGGAACTGGTATAGGGTCATAGTCCCAAAACTCATCAAATGGTGTAAAGCCTGCTATTTCAATATCACGAATATCATTAAGTATGCCATTAAGAAAATCCAGTGGAGTAGAAATAACTTTATTTATTCCGCCAATTATGCCGTTTACAACCGTTGTGAATACTCCTGTTATACCCTCTTTGATACCGTCAAAAATTTTGCCACCAGTCGAAAATACGTCCTTAACTGCTTGCCAAGCCTTTGAAAATATATCTTTAAACCAATCAGCTACCTTAATAAACGGTGATTTTATTGCAGTCCACAAATCCCTGAAAAATTGTGCTGTAGCCGAAAACGCCGATTTTATATTTGTCCACGCAGTTGTAAATATATCTCCAAACCAACTTCCTACTGCAGAAAAAATGTCTTTGATTCCTGTCCACAGATTTGAGAACCAACCTATAACGGCATTCCAGACAGACAAAATACCGTCCCAAGCTGCTTGGAAAATTCCCGTAAACCATTCTGCCACGACGGCAAATACATCTTTTATGCCTTGCCATATTCCGGCGAAAAAGTCTTTAATTGATGTCCAGACCTCTGTTACCCAGTCTACAAATTGCTGTATGGTCATTTTAAAGCTGTCCCACAAATCAATAAAAAACTGTTTTACTGTTTCCCAATTTTTGTACAGCAATACGCCGATAGCGATAAGCGCACCGATTCCTAGACATACAAGTGTGATTGGACTCGTCAAAAAATTAACTGCTACACCAAGTGCAGTAATTAACGGTGTCAATACACTTGTTCCTGCCGCCAATGCGGCAAATGCACTTACTACGCCTTGAATTATTCCGGATATTGCAAATGCCGATCCCAAAGTCCCAACTACAACAGCAAAATTTTCGACAGCAGTCTGATGATTCTTTATCCAGTCACTAACCCCATTTAAGGCTGATGTAATACCTTTCAACGCGCCTACTATAATACCTCCGGTCCATGTTGCAATAGGCTTCAAAAATTTATCCCACAGCCATTTACCCATAGGTTTTAACGCTGAAATTGCTGAATCAAGAACTTTTATAGCTGCCGCCAGCAAATTAAGAAATGTTGGTATCAAAGTACTTATAGTCCATGATGCCATAGGGAGCAAAATATTATCCCAGAACCATTCGATACCGTCAAATATGTCGGCAGTTAAAGGCTTTAATGCGGATGTTACATTTTCAAATGATGTAATGAGAGGTGAGAAGTCAATGTTCTGCGCCCATTCAACAGTGTCTGCCGTTATGTTTTCAATTGTGTCGAGTATATCATTAAAAATATCAAGAATGTCCTGAATAATTTTTGTACCACTGCTATCAGACCAAGCGGAGGAAAAATTGCGTGACACATATCCGATTGTATTATTAATGTTTGTCCATATACCGAGTAAATGTTCAGAAATTTGTTCGCCCGTTCCGTTACTCCAAACATCGGTGAATGATCCGCCTATGCTTTTGATAACACTCCATACACCCTCGAAAGCAAATCTCATACTATCTGTTACCTTGACTCCATTTTTATCCCAAGCTTGTTTAAATGGCGTAAAAATAGTATTAAAAGATGATTTTACCCAATAAAAAAAATCTTTAAGCTTTTTATCGGCATCAGATGTATCAACATCTACAGTAGTGGAGATCGTATTGCCGCTTAGAGTACCGACCACTGGCGATGCATTTGTATCAGATGAGGAACTGTTGTCCGCCAGCTTATTTATCTGATCAAAGCTTGCAAGTGCATTTTCTTGAGCCTCGACAGTAGCTTCAGCCGATGTTGCCATATCGGAATAATTTTCCACCGCCTGCGAAGAACTTTCAGCAACTCCATCTGTTGTATTCATCAGTTTAATTCCAAACACCTCAGAAAGTGCTTTAACTGCTGAATTAGCAACAGCTGTCAAACTTTGCAATTCCGCTGTTATGTTTTTTACAACTGTTACAGCACCAGAAAGAACAGGCTGTCCTATTACAGCAAGCAACTGTTTCCAAGACTCTTTCAGATTACCGATGACATTTTCCCAGCCGTCTGCTTCTCGCGCGGCTTGTCCCTCCGCTCCAGAAAGAGCATTTGCATCCTTGACCATTTGCAATAGTGTAAGTTGCTTCTGAGCTTCGGATAATTCCATAAATGATTTTCCATAGAGTTTATTAGCCGCTGTGTTTCGCGTAGTTTCTGTACAACTCAAACCCAAAGCAGCATCGTTTTCAAAGTTGCCTTTCAAGAACGATTTTAGGCTTTCTGCAGTATCTTCAAGGCTTCGATCGTAATATGCCGCACTGTCTGCTGTTACCTGCAACGCTTCTTCCATCATTTTTAGAGCACTAACTGAATCCATACCCGTAGTTTTAGCAAAAGCATAAATAGATGTGCCTACATTTTGAAGTCTTGTCTGAAGAATGCTACTGTTATCAGCTACACTTTTCATAGCATTATCTGCAGCAGATTTTAAAGTTCCAAAAGTCTGTTGCATTTGAGAATTTGCAGCATTTATATCTGCAGCAGCTTCAAGAGCTTCTTTTCCACTGAACACAGTACCAAGTGCTGCACCCATTTTTAAAACTATATTTCGGAGATTATTAAGCTGGTTACCTAAACTGTTTATACCTTTGGAAAATCCTTTTGTATCTATTTTTGTATCGAAATTAAGTCTGCCGTCAATTGCCAATTATATCAGCCTCCTTTCTTGACAAAATCCTCCATACGCTGTATAATGAAAAAAATACATAATGGGAGGAAATGTTATGTTTTGCTTTAAATGCGGCGCAGAAATATCCGATGAATCAGATTTCTGCATGAAATGTGGAACTGAAATTCTGCATCACAATAAAACCGAAATTGAAGAAGTCAACTCGATTTCAACTATACCTATGAATGCCACAATAAAATCGGCTTTTGTGTCAACTATAATAGTTTCGGAAACGGAGATCTCATACAAAAGTGGGCTCAAAAGCGAAACTATAAAAGTATCCGACATATCAGATATTAGATATACAGCCGGAACTCCTTCCGAGAACGGTCGCTTGTTTATAACAGCAAACGGAAAATCATATAACGTAATGTTTTTCTTTAACAATAATAAAAAAATTGCTGAGTTATGTGGTTACTTCTCCGCACTTAGCAATAATACTTTTATACCGATGGAAGTAACCACATCAACTTCATCACAAACAGGCGAAACACAACATGAAGAAAAAACGTTATCAAAACGTCAGCGTATAAAGGAAAACAAGAAAAACGGTATTGCTTGCTGTCCTAAATGTGGAAGTACTTCGCTTACGGCAAACAAAAAAGGCTTTGGAGTCGGAAAAGCAGTCATAGGAACTGCTGTTGCCGGTCCAATAGGTCTTGTTTCCGGAAACAAAGGAGCAAAAAAAGTTCGTATAACTTGCCTTAACTGCGGTAATCAGTGGTGGGCGTAATAAAAAAGTCAGTCCAAACGGGCTGACTTTTTTTATAACAGATTATTTATAAAATCAAGTTCATCCTGTTCCTCTGCTGTAAGCTTCACCTTAATATCAATAAGTTCTTTGTTGTTCCGGTAAAAGTCCTGTTCTCCTTTACTAAGTTTTTTATTGTGTGCAAGCTTATAGCGTATATTTATAACATTACTGTATAAACCCTCACCAATCTCATTAAAAAGGCCTAAAACCGTCCACCAATGCATATAATCAATTTCACGAATTTCCTTTCCTGCTACCTTATTGAGAGCTGGAAAAATAATCCCTTCATCCTGATCCCAGTTTATCAACGGTTTAGGTTGACGTTTAGATTTTGGCATATCTCCGCCGTCAAGAAACCATTTGGCTTGTTCTGCCGCTTCGTAAAGATCCGAGTTAGGTATCTGATCGTGATGCTTGTACAACAGTTGTATACATCCATATGTTTTGGCTTTGTCATTAAGCGTATCGTCATTGCACATAGAAAAAATCAGCAAAGCTACGCGATAATCACTATATATTGAATATATTTTACCGTTGACTGTCAAAGCTTTAGGCAATGCACCTATCATTTTGTTTCACTAACAATGGTATTGCGCTGTGCCGCATAGGAATTAAGTTTCTCCTGTGATTTCTTTCTTTCCTCCACAGAACATTCATTTATGTACGCGAAGATGCACTGCATAAAATTCATAAATATTGGTTGACCTCCGGCAGGCGAAAGACATGAATCAGTTCCGAATACTATTAATGAAATATCATAACCAAAGATATCATTTATAAGATCCTTCACCGCCATATCAAGTTTGTCCACACTATCAGCGGCAAGTTTCAGCTTTTCAAAGTCCGGATTATTCTCATCAAGATTCTGCAGATCATTGATAGAGTTCATATCGATATCTCCGTATCTACTGCGTATATTCTCATATTTCTCATCAAAGCCTGAAATTCGGTTAATAAACTGAGTATCTGTTGGATTAATACGGATTATTTTATCCGGATTCCCATTTAATTCGATATTTTTGTATCCGTCGTCAAAACCAAGCTTAATTGTTTCTGACATAAAAAACACTCCTTAGAAAAGAGGGGCTTAGTCGCCCCTCAAATTATCCTTCAGCCAGCGGCGTAAATGTCACCACTTTATTTGCGATTGTTACAGTACCCTTAATACGATTGCCGCAGGGTTGGATATTAAACGGTATGTTGACACCGCCCTGCGGTCCGCCATATGACTGCGGCTTAACGATGCAATCTTCCATCCATGCATCGTAAGGACCTTCGGTCTTATCGATAAGCACCTCAAGATATTTGCTCTTGCAGTCGTCGCCAACAAGACGATCCAACGCAATAGATTTGATCTTTTCGTAAATCGCATCTTCTGTATTTGCGTAGTAGGTTTCAACAGACAAACTAGGTTCGTAACCGTTGTCATTTACATCTGTTTCATCAAGGATATTCTTAACAGTCGCGGTATCCGGTCCCAAATCCATAGACATATCCTCAATGTTTTTGCCGATCAGGAACCATGACGGAGTTTCTCCGCCAAAAGTGGAATCCAACAAATGCATAAGATGACTTCTTTTAAGCTTTTTTATTCCTGTAGCTGCCATTTATATTTCCTCCTCAAATGTAAAATGTATCTGTATCTGATACAATCCTCTGTCTCCGTCCTCATCCAGAGCAAGCAGTATGCCATTATCAGCGGATATACTGATAGGTTCAAAATTTCCTGCAAGTTCTGGATAATTCCGGCTACTGTTCTGTTTTTCAATCCAGAAGATAAAATCCTCCGTAAAAGCTGATGCATTGAGCCTTGACAGATCATCGGCTGTGTACTCTCTGCTCTGGAGCAAAGCATTGTACTGCCATATCTGATTTCCGCACACGTCCTCACTGAGTTTTACAAGACCTGATGTCTGTATACTGTAATTAACAGGTTCAGACTCAGTCTGGTCTATGTGCAGATCAATATCTCCAAGATTGGGATACTGTAACACATATTCTTTCATAGCCTCCAAAAGGCTTTTATTTTGCTCCGGCAATTCGTTTCACTCCTTTGATTATTCCGGACAGATGATCGGGTTTCATACGCTCAAACCATAGTCTGCCTCGCTTGCCCCCAAGGTTAAGCCCCTGCTTGCCCATACCTTTGTTATCGTAATAATTTTTGCGGGCGTATGGTGTGTTGTAATGCACCATGCCTGATCCAACTACCGTTGATGTAATACCGGACTGTTTAAGCTTACCGGTAAGCATTGGCACATAACTATCACAGCAACGTAATACTTCGCTGTCGATATACTTCTGTACTCGGCCGCCTTTTTGCAGACCACGCCTCGCAAACAGTTCATTTTCGGGAGCGACCGTGAGAGTTACTTTAATACTGTTATTACTCATTTAGCCGTCACCTCCGTGTGCCGCATTATGGGACTGCCGTAATCCTTGCGCTCTACAGTACTGATTTTGAGCGGGCTTACAGCCTTAAGCAACTCTGCCACAGAGGCTGTCACGTCAAAATCAATATCGCCCTTTGCAATATAGTCGGACTTATCGACTACAGCCAACAACGGCAGATGTATCAACGCCCGGTCAACATCGGTCTTGCCCGTCTTTGCAATGTTTTCGGCTTCGGTGTCCTGCCACCAGCACGGATAATGCTGTGTAATAAATGCACCGTCGGGCTGTTTGTGCCAGACGGTGCATTTTGTATTATATCTCATTTATATCCACCCCACAGACCTGAGATTAAGGTATCTGGAGGCGGTCTTGATCAGCTCATCGGCGACAGCAGTCTGAGTGGTCGAATAACTTATCGAATAATCTCCGACCTTTTCGGAGGCTATCTGTTTATCCGGCTGTGCGGAGTACATGATCTCTGCACAAGCACAGCAGGCTTTGGCAAGGCTGATCTCGTCGGTCTCGGCAAAGCTCAGATTGTCGAGATATTCCGATGCACGCTCCGCAAAATAAGGATAATCCGTTTCGGAAATCTTATTGCCATGAAAATCAGCAGTGTAAAACGTGTAATCAGCATAAGCCATAGCCTACACCTCCGTTTCGCTTGTCGTATCCTCTACCGCAACTGCATCGACGATTTCCTGAATGATTGCGTCCTTCTTGCTTGCCGACCCGAGGTCAATGCCAAGTTCGGCGGCATAAGCTTTTAGTTCAGGGACTGTCATGCTCTTATAATCAATGACATTTTCATTTTCGCAATAGTCGGCAGGCGGTTCTATTGTTATTGGCTTCTCGTTAAAAGTCAATCCTACTGTCTTTGCCATAACGACACCTCCTATGCCTTGTGGTGCAGATAAATACCTGCCGCCTTGTTTTCGTACACATCAGCCAGACCATAAGCACGGAAGAAGAACAGCCAGCTGTCATCCGTCTGATTTTCCTCCGGCGTAACGACCTTGTTTACCGTGTGCTTAGGATACTGGATAACCGCCGACTTCTGGATTATCATAAAGTTTATATCCTTTGCGGTTGTCGCCTTAGCAAAACCGCCTGCCGTTTCATCGACGCCCTCTGATTTTGTCGTGCCGTCCTTAAGATCGATCGCAGTGTAAAATCTGCTCTGAGGCACTTTTACGATCTTAGCAAAGCCGTCAAGTACAGCCTTTGACTTTGTGGTGTCCACATTGATAGCAAGGTTATACAGAGTAGGAGTGATGTACAGAATACGGTTTTCCGGCAATACTTCGTCTTCGTCCATTTTGTTCTGTGCAGTGATCAGAGCGGTAAGGACATCATTACCCGATGAAAGTGTTGCTCCTGCAGAAACCTTAGATATGCCTGTTGTACCTGCATAGGTCGCGAACCTGAATGCGTCCTGTTCGGGAGCAACCTTGACGCGGATAAACTCTGAGGACAGTCTGCCGAAAGCAAGTCCTGCAGTCTCCTCATTGTCCATATTGTCAACGCTGAATTTACGACCTCTGTCGTAATTAAAGGTAACAGTCTCGTTTGTAAGAGTAACGTCGCCCTTTACATAGCCACTGTTTCTGGAGTAGTCCGCCAGACCGTCCATAGAGATCTTAGGGATTATGATCTCATTTGCGTTTGCGCCCGCTTTAACAAGAGTAGGATCGCTGTCGAGATCGGCGGTCAAAGATGCCTGCTTGTAAACCTCGTCAAGCAGTGCGATGTAGGTTTTAAATTTTGTAATTGCGTTTGCCATAATATTTTACCTCCGTAAAATTACTTAGTCGCAGGCAGACCCATTACGGCTCTTGCCTGTGCGTCTGATGTTGTTTCTGTTGCCGAACCGTGGTCAAGACCGGTGTCTATCCTTGCGGTAGGCTCATCACCATCCGCAAAGAGAAATGCTTTGTCGGCCTTAAGCTTGTCAAGCTGTTCGGTAAGACCTGTGATCTTGCCGTCATCGTCAAGCTTGAGGAGCGACGAGTCAAGCTGAGACTTGACAATGTCCACATCTCTTGCTTTTGCTCCGGCAAGGGACAGTTCCAGAGCCTTGTCAAGCTTAAGTGCGGCAATATCTGCATTGTACTTGCTTTCCCAGTCGGACGCCGCTTTCTTAAGTCCTTCAATGTCCTCGCCGTCAAATGCTTTGACCTTATCAGTAAGCTCTGAGATCGTGCCTTTTGCCGTTTCCAGTTCTGCGTTAAGGTCTGTGTACTTCTGCTGTTCTGCGGTCAGCTCCGCTGTGTGCTGTTCAAGCACCTTGTTTGCCTGCTCCTCGGTAATACCGAGAGCTGTTAAATCTTTCAGTTCCATAGGGATTTTTCCTCCTTAATTTTGAGTATAAAATTTATCTCCTCGCAAGCGGCTCGGATTTTTGCTCCGCAAAAACGAGGATAAATAAAACGCCCTTGAAAGAGCGTTTTACTATCGTTAAAATGCAGTTTTAATCATCTGATAAATCTACAAGGCATTTAATAACCAAACAAATACCTTTTATTATTGTGAAGACCCATGCGGCTACATAACAGCCAACGGGGATTTGCCCTGTATCGAGGGCGTAAAGCAATATGAGGGTTGAAAGCATAAATTATCAGCTCCTTTTTGCAAAATTAAAAGCCCCCAGTAGCTGGGAGCTTATTCATTATGAATTTGAAAATAAACCTTATCATAAATATCCAATGCTTTATATCCGAAATCTGTCATATTATTCTGATTTTCGTCCATGCCATAAACAACTGATATGTTGCTAATTATGCATTGAAACATAGAAACATCTTTATTATTTATTTCTATCTGACTTGTTTCGGGGAAGAGCTTGTATGGGTATTCCAAATCTTCAAAATCGCCATATTTGACAAGCATTTCATATTCATCTTTTTTGAAATTGAATATCATAATAATACACCTCACTTTGGATTACATTGAATAAGCACGCCCGTTTCAGGATTTATGGATACTGCACATTTATCTGTAACAAATAGCTGAGATATTTTAGGTTTACCATCTTCATCATATAAAATGTTACCGTTTTTATCCCTGCTAATTTTGGGTTTCATTGCTTTACCATTGGTCAAAGCATCCTGAATATCTTGAAGTTCAACGCCAAGACGTTTCTTACCCGTATCAGGATCTTTGATTACACCAATAACACGTTCAATGAAATGATCCGATTGCCCAGTTATTTCAATACCGTTAGTTGTAGTTAAACCAACAAGACTGTTGTTAATCTCATTGTGCAACTTCTTATAATGATCGTAACCTACAAGCGGAGAAAATTTTCCCTTTTTTACAGAAGTAATATATGCATTCATCAATTTGCACTCAGGAGAGTTATTATACTTCATATTTTCAAAAATGTCAAGGCTTTTCGGCGGATTTTCTATGCCGTAGCTTTTCATTTGCTTAACAAAGTAACGATTATTCCCATATACCGCTTTCTGCGAAACACTCTTGTTAAATCCAACAACCCGAACTCTGTCCTTTTCGGAATAAAGATCGTTCGTATCGCAAAACTCAGACAGCCGTTTTTCCTTAGTTTTCAGTATAGCCGAGTGGCGTTCAAACTGATTTTGCAGTCTCCGTTTAAGCACCTCGTCTTCCGTCTCAGAGATAGCACCGTCATATGCAGCTAAACGTCTTTTTGTAGCTCGTATAGACCGCTCCATAGCACGCTGTTTCTGCGATAATTCATACTGTCTGTTGTTTTCGGTCACGTCAACAGGGAGATTAGCACGTTCGGAAATTCCCTCGAAAAACGGATAAAAATCATGTCGGCAGTTCCAGCCTTTCAAGCCGTCACCCGTTCCGTAGCCTGTGGCGGTGCTGAGTTTAGGGTATTTTTTAGATTTGCCCGAAATGCTGTAAACCTTGCCTTGCCATAAAGCGTGTGAGGGACGCGCGCCCATGTGTGCGGTGACCTCAACCAGATCGCAGTCCATTTCTGCGGCAAGATCAAGCTGCATCTGACCTGCGGTCTGACTTATGCCCGTCATTACCGCACGCCGCACTGCAACGTCTGCCCAGTCGGTCTTACCCGATGGATAAGTTACAGTCGCAATACCTTGTTTAGCAAGCTCGACAACTGCGTCGTAAATAGCATCCTGATATGTAAAAGCACCGCTTTGTACCTTTAACCATGCCTTGTCCATAAGATGAGTAACAGTTGCCTGCGAGGACTCTACCATGGACTTACACAGATTTTTTGTCATACCATTTGCATTTTTAACGCCTGCCTTAAGCGTGTTGGATAATGCCACCGACCTCAGAGCGGCGGAGCAGTCCTTGCCGTAAGTTCTGTATATCTTGGCGTCGTTGTTGATTGCCTCCTTACAGGCATCGGTGTACAGCTTTGATATCTGCCGCTTTGATTTGCCTGTAAATTCTGCAAGCATAGCAGTGATCTCTTTTGTAGACATCTTCAACTGGCTTGCTTTGTACAACTGCCATTCTGCCGAGGGAGTAAGATAGTCCGCTTTAACAAGCTTTTTGGCAATAGACTTGATTATATCAGTCTGTACCTCGCTTACAAGATCAATCAAGTCATCTGGCAGTTTTTGTAACGTCTGAGGGGTAAGCATTACTCCTCACCGTCCTCAAAGCCCATAAGCTCATCGTCGGTAGGTTCACCGTCTGCAAGACGTGCCTTTGCCTCCTCTTCCGATTCGCCGTACCATTTAACACGGTATTCCCACTTCTGCATTAAACCTGCTGTGACATCATCTTTGTCACGTTGTCGCTCGGCATTTTCGTCTACCAGTGGACTTTGGTCAAAGACTATGGATATATGTGCGTCCTCCTTGACCTGTGCGTCGATAAAGCTGTGGCCTATCCAGAGGAGCGTTTTAACAAGACCATGCAAAAAGCTCTCAACTTTTATAAAATGCTTGTGTGCGTTTTGGATCAAGTCCTGCTTGTCGCCTGTGTACTGGGTAGCAGTTACTATAGAGCCTGCATTAAACTGATAATGCTTAGTACCAAATCCCACCTTAAAGCTGAGATAATCAAGCTGTGCCTGTATACCCGCCGTATTGTCTGCAACTCTCAGATCGGGATTATGCTCCTGCACCATACTCTTACCCGTGCCATCGTCCATAGTCTCGCCGATATAATAAAACAGTTGTTGATTTACCTCATCGGGAGCAACCTTTTTATCTCCAGACATATCTTCAAGCATATTTTTGTTTAAAAACACTTTTTTCTGTCCCAACCAAAAATCAGAGTTAAGATTATTATATGCAAGATCAACTCCCTTCAAGTTGTCAATCGCTCCGGCAAAAACCGCACAGCCCATCCCATTATTGCCGTTAATGGGATTAACGATAGCAGGTTTGCATATGGTAAACCAAGACTTGTCTGATCCTGTATGCATTATTCTTGCAACACCGTCCGGCAGAGGTTCTTCGCTCAACAGCGATTTATCTTTTATTCCAAAGATGTGATTTTCTATGACATATTCGCCTTTTTCCAGACGGTGTATCTCAAGATACAGCTTGTTGCTGCCTTTTGTACAGATATCGGAGCAAAACGCTGCTTCGGTGATAATGCCGTTGTCCGATGATAGGACTATTATCCTATCCGCCTCAAGGTAATTTAGATCTATCCATGCGTCCGGTGACGGCAGAAGTCTGCCGTCTGAGCTTACCACAGCATTTTTAAGACGTATCACAACGGCACAAGTGCCGGAATACATCATTTTTTCCATGAGGTCGTTAGCCTGATCCCAGAAGTTGTTGCTGCCGAACACTCCGCCGTTGTCGGTATCGCCAACGATGAACTTTTCCGAGTATTCATCATCTACTTTTACAAACGTTTTGTCGTTTATTAATATGCTTGCCCAGTCCTCGCACACCTTTTTGGCCATTTTCATGGTATACATATCACGACTCTTGCGTTTTTCTCCGTTTTCAAAAGTTATCCTATGAAATGGTTCATGAAAACCCTTCCACCAGTCTTTCCATACGGATATATTATTATAATAGTTGGTCGAAATGTTATAGCCGAAGTTATTATTCAGCCAGTTTATTATCTCACTGTTCAAATGTTTTCACCTCCTGCCAGCGTTAGCGGCTTGATAAATTTGCTAAAGCTGTACTCCAGAGCGTCAGCGGTATCTATATCGCAAGTACCGTCGTCAAGACGCTCGTCTCTGTCCGGAATTTTAGGATCCCATATCTGCTCCGACAAGCTTCCGATAACATTTTTGCAAATGTCAAGCACCCAAAATCTGCCCTGAGCCATCAAAGACGTAAGCATAGATATTCTGTCGTTTCGTGGAGCTTTGTAGCAGTCCACGATCTTGACCATCAGTCTTGCTCTGGCACAGGCTACTCTCAGACCGTTTATTACCGCTTGGTTTTCGTTGTCCGCCCATGCAAATTTAATTAAAAGCGGATTAAAACGCATATATAACGTCTTTACAAACTTTATAAAAGCAGTGTAAATAGTATCGGGACCGACCTCGCCCTTGCCGCCGTCTATTTTGTGATCTGCAATAACGACAAGCTTTTTAAAGCCCTCAATAAAAGCCGTAGCCACGAATGTGGTCTTTGACTTGTTGCCGCCGAAGTCGATACCTATCTGTATTGATGTGATCTTGCTTTTGTCAAGCTGTGATTCGGGTATTATATACTTTTCGGGGTCGTTGGCAAAGCTCTGGAAGATAAGACCCTCTGCCGCTATCCTTAACCCCAGTATATCTCGCTTGTACCAGATAGATGTCGGATCGTACTGAGATTTTACCTCAGCCTTACGCTGATCTGAGATATTTATGTTATCGTCAATAGTAAAATGTGCGTAGTTGTATCCGCCGAGGAATTTGCGATCGGCGGCGTCCTGCTGGTACTTGTCAATGTACTCGGTGTATATCCAGCTTTTTGGATTGTCCGGGTTAAGATCCCACCATATCTTACGCTTATCTGCGGCGATAGATCTGTTAAAAGCCTCCTGCACAAATGATTTGTGATGCAGATTGATCTCAGTACCTATCCACATACCATAAGAGTTGCCTCGTATGGACTTATAACTGCTGGCAAGCATAGCGCCGGAAAAGATGACGATCCTTGTTTTAAATCCTGTATCCTTGCCCTTTATGATAAGAGCCTCATTGCCCTTGTACTTACCCCAGCGGCATTGACCTCGAAAGAAATGCTCAATACCAAAGCCGTTACAGTCGCCAAGAATGATTTTCGCATTGCCGAGTGTTGACGCCGATGCAAGATGTATCTTGTCTTTAGTAGTCTTAAGCTCGTGACAAAAAGCAAGGACGTTGTCCACTGTCTTTCCGGCTCTTACCGCTCCCTCGGCAACGTTTATCATGCAGTCCTGTGACTTTCGGATATATGCCTTATGCTTATCGCCAAAATTGTAGGGTATGGTCTTTTTGCGTTTCTCAGGCTTAGTTGTCCTTGCCATAGATATCCTCCTCAATTTCCGATGTGTCCTCCAGCTCAGGATCAGCCTTGGGATTCGGTGACCAGTTTTCTTTGTCTTTATTCTGCAAATAGCTCAGAGCGGCGGACGGATTGGGAGCGACTTTTTTTACCCTGCGCCTGATCGTTTTGCGCCCTCTGGCGTCAACTCTAACTTCTTCCTCTGCATATTCGCCGCCCAGAGCCGCCGCAAGCAAAGCTCTCTCCACTTCGGAGTTTACAAGTTCAGGATTGTCGTCCAAAAAATCCTGAAGTTCCTTGTGCCGCTTTTTATAATCTGTGGCAAGCTTTTTCCGTTCTGCCTTGTCGGAGGTATTAATAAAAGCCTCCGACAGCTCGCCGAGGCTTTGTATATCCGTCTGTATTTTTACATCATTAATGTTGCTTACAGCTGCCGACAGCGTGTCGATAGCCTGTTTTCTCTTTACATTCACATTAACACCTCCGTTCGCTCAAACTCAAACTACACGCCCGTTTTAAGGGCTTTCTCTTTCAAGTGTGAAATTATCCTAAGAATTATTTCAAAACGTGCTATAACGCCGTTAAACGCCGCTAAAATGAAATCAAATAGCAATGCTTCGCCATTCGGATATTTTTGTTTCAAAATTCCGTTGATGTCCGGCGCTATGTAATCTGAGCTTAAGCGCAGGGGACGAATCAACCTTACGCTTATGATCAGATCTTTTCCAGTTCTGCAGCAACGTCAAAGTAATGACGCCTGCCGTTTATCTCACAGTACAGCGTACAGCGTTTACGCCGCCTGCTGTATTTAACAATGCAGTGTTCTCTGCCTTTGAGCAGTCCCTCTGTGATAGTCACCTTTCCGCTGTTTATGTAACCACGGCTGACGGTAAGATTTTCGACATCAAGTATCCACCGAAGTCTGACTTCCTCGCTCATCGGCAGCGGAGTGGGCGGTCTGCCCAAAAATCTCAATACGCCGACAGTATTTTTCACGGTGTAGTAAAGCTCGTCTGTGATGCCTTCACTGTTAACAAAAACATATGTGGGAAATATCATCCGGCGTACCATGCGCCACACGCCGCCTTTACGTTCCAACAGGTCGTGAGCAGGCGCATAGGCGTTAATATTTTTATCTCTGAGAGTGGCAACAACGTCATGCTCTCTGCCGCTCTGAACATAAATAACGTAGATCATATATCGCTCCTTTTCTCCTCAAGGAACTTAGCCACATCCTTGTAAAGATCGGGACGTTCCCTTGCCATTGCCTCGAACACCATTGACTTGACCTGTTCAAAGCCCGCGTTAAGGATATCCTCGTTTTTCAGATCCATATTCTTTTTATACGCCGCAGCCTTTACAAGGCTGGTAGCCTGTTTGAGCAAGGCTTCCGGGTCTATGTTCTTCCATTTTTCTTCGGGAGTGTTCTGTATAGATTCCAACACGTTATGCGACAGCAGCCTGATTATTCCCTCGCTGGTATCGAGAGCCGGATACTTGTTTATCTCCTCCATTATGACCCTGAAATTCTCCTGAGCCATTCTGAGGGTCTCAACAGATTCATTCAGATTTGCGGCGTATCTGCAAACCGAGGATATTGATATGGGCTGATCGGTCTGATCCTTTATATAGTCTGCGATCTCCGCATATGTAAAATCGGCTTTCATCATATCTTCGACCGTTGCTTTAAGTTCCGGCGACAGCTTGTCTATTTTAGAGTGCTTTCTGCGCTTTCTTGCCATTATCCGCACCCCCTACAGCTTTATGCAGGGGTCGTTGATACCTCCGGCAAGCAGGCTGATCCCCTTTGCCGTAAGCTTTGCCTCGAGATCGTCAAAATCGCTGTCTGCCAGCGTAGACGGCTCTTTGGACAACACCGTCCTCAGATGTATGTATCCGGCTTCATAAAGATAGTTCACGCTGTCGGTAATTTCGCCCTTTGTTATATCGGGAAGAGCATACTCAACGCTCTTAAGCTTATGATACTGATATCTGAGCATATTTATAGTGCGCATAACAGAGCCGTTATTTTCTTTAAAATTGCCTGCTCTGATAAGCTGCATCTGCTTTTCCATATCCATGCTATTTTTCTCCCTTCATTTCCATCAAGATATCCATGATCTTGTCCAGCTTCTGTTCAGTCTTAAGCTGTTCTCTGTAAAAATCCTCTTTGGTAAGATAGTTCTGCTTGACGTCGGTAATATCGGTCTTGCACTTGTCAAACTCGTCTTTAGAGACGTAATTTTCTCTGACCTTATCCAGACCGCTTTTGCATTTATCGATGTCGTCCATAGTCCGCTTTAAAAAGTAGGTTATAATACCTATACCGCCTGTAAGAACGAGCTGAAATACTATCGTAAATATCTGCTGACTTGTCATAAAAACACCCCCAATATATTTAGTACCGTTATCCGTTATAATAACTGTACCATATATATTGGGGGTGTTACAGATGAAGCGTTTCAGCGAGTTTCTGCAATTATATTTCATCAAAGGTAATCTGACCCTCGATAGGAGCGTTTTGCTTTTCCTGCCTTATCTCAGCCGTTATGCTGCGGATCGTGCGCTCAGACAGATTATATTTATTGACAAGAAACTTGAAGTTATATCCGTTAAAATCCCTGCGTATCTTTTCGTCACGTGCCGATCGGATAACAGAATCAGCTTTTGCAATGTAAATTGACAAACCACCGTAACGCTGCACAAGCTTTTCGTATGCCTGTGAGCCGATGCAGTCGTAAATATCCCGCTGCTCTGGAGTAAGGTCTTCTTCGTATATATCAAGTTCCGGCATATTTCTCACCTTGCCTTTTCGCCCGCCGCTCTGCCGAATTAACATAACGCTTGAGCTGTTCGATAAGCTTAGAACACTGTTCCTGATCTATCCACCGAAACGGCTGCTTTTTTGATGCCGTAACGCCCAGTACTTTGCCTATCACGCCAATTAGCCTGTCTCCAACGTCAGCTGACTCTGGATTAGTGTCAAGTTCCTTGAGCCTGTAGCAGTATCTCCAGCACAGCCGCTGCTGTTCAGGCGTAGCCATACCGTTGCAGCCGATCTCTTCAGCTTCTTTCTTTTTGTTTCTAGATTTGGTATTATGCAGCAGATGGTTTGGATCGGCAAGCTTCATGCGATTGATAAGTTCCGCCTGAACAGCCTTGAATTCGCTATCGTCAAGCTGTTTTACCGAATCTTTACCGGTAATGCTAAAGATCAATTCGTGCAGCATATCATCTTTATCTTTGCCGACAATACCAAGACCTGCTCCCAGACCGTAAATTCTTTTAATCTGCTCCTTTGTTGCCATATCCAAATCCTCCTGTCCTTATTTTTTAGCCGTGAATTTCGTTTTCGGCGTTCTTTCAACTACAACCGCGCTGTCAATCATATCCACAGCACGCTCCACAATCTCATCGGTAAGCTGTTCGTTATTAATCATAAGCAGACGTTTAAGATTCTGCCAAGCGACGGCTTCGGATACCAGATAAGCGTTCTCCTGCGCCGCCTTTTCATCCAGACCGCCAAGCTGCATAAGATTTTTTACGTCGGTCTCATATTTCGCACCCTTAAGCTTTTTCTCCAGAACTTTGCGGCTCTTATCGTCAAGCCCAAGCCCATCCAGTATCTTAGCAACGCTGCCGTCCTTTATGTACTCCTTGTTGTAAACGGCGGAAAGCAAGCGTTTTGCAGATTCTGACAAGGTGTAGGTTACGTCCTCTTTTACAACGTCGCCGTACGCTTTACCAAAGATCTCCTTAAGCATTGTTGGGTACACAAGCTTAACGTTGTCGGCGTTGGTGACTGTGATTGCATTGCCAGCATTGTCGCTGTAGACAGCAGATTTAAACTTTGTATCCTGCAGGTCGGCTTCCGAAGCCTTAAGGATATCAGCCTCGATGCCGTCTGCCTCTGATTTAAGCTCCGAAATTTCCGCCTTGATCTCAGCATAACGTTTTACCTTTTCAGACAGATCCATAAGCCGTCTTTACCTCCTCTATGATTTCTTCGGCGCAGTTTCTGCAGGTATCACGTCCCTTGATAGAGCGCACATTATCAACACTGCCACAATAGCAACAGGTAGGTCTGTGCTTGCGAATCATGATACCGTCCGCTGTCTTCTCGATGTCAACAGCCATGCCTCCCGCAAAGCCCGCTGCAAGTCTGATGTCCTTCGGGATCGTCAATCCAGCTTTGCTTGTAAGCTTTTTATGTTTTGTTTCCATAGCGTTTTTACCTCCTTGTTTTTCTGCACTCTGCATTTATCAGGGCTTGTGACCTGCGCCGATCGGCGGCTGCATTACAGGAGGGGCACAGCCCCTCTGATACTTATTATTTCTTGTCTACAATTGAGCATTCATTGCATTCTCCGTTACTGTTGCAAATATTATCACAATAGCCGCATTTATCGCAGTACGGACAGTCATCACAACACATTTTCATAAAAAAGGCACATTCTGCGCTGCCTTTCATAAAACATTCAAAATTATTATGCATATTTAGTCGCCTTTACTTTCCTCGGCTCCTCGATGCGTACCATGTCTATCCAGCGTATCTTATCAGTATATCTATGTACAAGGCAAAGCTGCTTGTCCGTCGCCTTCGAAACCATCCAGTCCGCAGGATCAAGCTTGTAATACGCTATTATTCGTTTCTGAGCTTTGGTGGGATTTTTTCCGTGCTTCATTCTTTTTGTCCTCCGTTTCACTTTTTATACCGCCATATCCATATATTTAGCGATTGCAGACAATCCCTTGGCGGTCACATTGCCGTTATCGAGGGCGTTGGAGTATAGATTGACCGCTCCTCTGATAGCCTGTGGACTTTGAGCGATACGCAGTAAAAATTCAACAGCAGCAGCGTCCTCTCTGATATCCGGAAAGAGCATTTCGATGTCGCTCTTCTTTATCTGCTTAACGCTGTAAAACCGGGTATTCTTCGTCCTGTTGCGTATCTGTGCAAACTCCGCTTTCTGCTTTCCGCCAAGTCTGCTTACCGTGGTCTCGTTGCCGACAAAGCATATTCCAAGGGTCTGTCCCTTTTCGTCAAAGCAGTCGCAAAGGCTTCGGAGAGTATCAATGGCATTTCTGGTGAGATGCTGGGCTTCGTCCACGATTATCACCATGCCGTCCGAAAGCTTTGACGAGATTTCCAACCAGAGTCTGCTCACAGAGCCGGAGGATACGTTCAGCTTAGAACCGATAAGTTCCAGCACGGATTTTGATGACTTGATGCACGGATTTACCGTTATGTATGTACAGTTTGTGCCGTGCTCACGGTAATACTGCCTGCAAGCCTGTGTTTTGCCTATACCTGCGTCACCGCAGGCTATGGCAAGACCGCCCTGAAGCTGACAGTTACGTATGATCTTGTACACGTTAGACGATATTGACGTTTCCTTATAGTCTGTGCCGACATAGATTTCAGCTGCAGCCTGCTTGGTTTCAAAGTATTCAATTACTTTTTTCATCTGCTTATCTACATCGCCGTTGTAGGTACCTGACTTAATTGCAGAGTATGAGCTATCGGATATACCAATCTTTTTGCAGACTGCAGCCGCAGATAGATTTTCCGAGTACTGCAGCTGTTTTATCTGTTCCAATGCCCACTCCTGTTTAGCTGTTAGCTTTTTCATTTATTAATCACTCCTCCATTTATTCTTCCGCCTCTCGGCGTTTTCGTTCATTTTATCTATATTGACCACAATATCGTCTCCGGAAGCCTTTGATATACTTTCCGGTTCATTATCAGCTCTTATCATAATCACATTGGACGGCATAACGATCTTAAAGCTCTGCTTACCATGTGCTGCCTTGAGAGCGGCAGCCTCCATAAGGTCGATCTTATGCTCTGAGTTTAAGCCATCTGTGATATTCTGAGCCTCGGCTTTAATAAACCGTTGTACTCTGCGCTGTAAAGCCATTGCATCGGAAATCTCTTCCTTGCTTTCGGTGATGTAATCTATAAGCAGCTTGTCCGCACATTCCCAAGTCCAAAGGTAACGGTCCGATTTATCGTAAACCCTTACGCTTCTAAGATCGGCGGGATCGTATCTTACATAGACCTCCTCGCCCAGGTGACGGTAAGTGTTTTCATAGTCCATAAACCAGACCTTTTCGCCGGATATTTCAACAAATACGCCGTTGCGCTTGATCTTTTGCACCCTTGTTGATCTCATAAGCATAAGATTAAGTTCGGCTTCCGGAGCTTTGCGTATTCCTACAGACTTTATATCCATATTCCATACGTCAATACGACTCATTCCTTTGTACTTTGTCTCAGCTCCGCCATATTCCTGCATATTAAAATCACCGTCAATATACATATCAATATATTCTCTAATCTCAAAGTCGCAGGGAATCTTGCCTTCTTTAATTCTACGCTTAAGGCTCTCAGGTCGCTGCATAATAGTGCCGCCGCAGTAACCTTCAAACATTCTTGCAAACTGCATTGTGACCGTGCTAAATGTACGCTCAATAGGCTTTGCTTTAGCGTTACGGACGATTGCGTTATGCATCGTGATTCCAAGCCTTTGGAGTATTGTCGGTGGTTCGATCTCAGGGTTATCGGTTTTCCTGCTTCGATGACCTTTTCCGCCAACGTCATGGGTCAAAAACTCTCGACCGTTATCAAAATATACGGCTTTCGGAATGCCAAACCGCATAATTCCATGCCTTAATGCGATGATTGTTGACTGGGAGTTCGGACTGTCGCATATATTCCAGCCGACCAGCACTCCGCTTTTGGCATCCAAAAAGGCTGTAAGGTACAGCCTGTGGATCGTGCCGTTATCTTCATCGTAGGACTGTATATCGAACGTGTGGTTATCTGCGATCCAGACGTCGTTAGCGTGGAGACCGTCGTACATACGGCTGATATATGGCAGGCATTTATCTTTCATAGCCTTATCGCCGTCGCGCATATATGTAAGCACGGCTTGTGGTATTTCCGACTTTATATGCCGCCTGAAAGTATTGTCTGACGGGAAGTTTGATACCATTGACGGATACCACTCTTTTGCACATTCAAGCGTTAGGTCGTAACAACGCGAAACGGTAGGTTTGTTTTCGGAAAGATAGAAATAGCAAAACTGCTCCCACAGCTCCGGTGGGATACTGCTCTTACCCTTATTGGCTCCGCCTCGATTTTCACAAAGCCCCTGCAGATTATTATTTCTGTAGGCTGCATACTTGCGGTATAGTATATCCACCGACACTTTGATATCATTATGCTCGAGCTGACACTTGCCGACGTAAAGCTTATCCACTTCGGTTTTCTTTCCGGGGTATTGATCCCGGTAACGCTGCCAGTCTCTGAGGATATCTACCCAGAGTGCGATTTCATCACGCTCATCTTCGGAAAACTCTTCGATTGACGTTTTCACAGGCTTTTTGGGCTGTTTTAACGCATTTTTAACAGGCTGTGCAACAAGTTCTAAGCCCGCTTCCGCTCTTTTCTGAGCATAGTATTTTGCCTGCAGGCCTTCGGGGAGTGATGATATTGGGATCATATATTTAGGACGGTTCCTGTCGTTGATTTCGATATTGCATGACAATTTTCCGTCCTTGCACAGTTTCTTTATATATCGTTCACTGCAGCCTTTAAGATCAGCAGTTTTGGCAACCGTCAAATATTCCACATCATCACCTCCCGAAGTTACTTGACAAAACTAATGTTTTCTGATATACTAAGTATCAGAGCCAGAACGGTTGTTTACGAGGTCGGACAGAAAATCTTCTGTTTCGGTCAATACTGCAAGAATGGTCGCAACATTCCTGCGGAGCTGTTCAGGCTCTATTTTTATGTCCTCAAGGCAGCTTGCCTGAGCCAGAAGCCGGGCTTGTCCCACCGCATGAGACAGTACTTGTGTTTTAAATTCCTTGTATTTCATTGGTTACACTTCCTTTCTCGGTCTGCCATCATCAGTACCGGGAGACCGTCCCCGGCAGACCGAACCGCCTGTTGCGGCTCGGTTTCGGCTAGAAAAATCGGAATGTATAAGTCTACTCCTTCCGAAAGAGTACCCTGCGCACTTATACTGCGTTGCACAACCTTGTCGACTAGGTTGATTGAGTTGGCTTTCACATCAGGACTTGCACCTGATAGGCTTACGCTTGCGAACCTAGCACCATGCGTGAACATTTAGCCGCCCCGATTATTACCGAAACGGCAAGGTAGATAGGATAAAAAGTTATCCTAAGTGGGTCTGATACGCTCAGACGGGCGGTATCTTTATGTTGTCTTTAGACTGTGTTATAAAAATACAAAAAACGTTCCAGCTGGTGCAAACATTAAGCTCATGCGCTCTCAGCTTGCATTTACGAGTTCGCACCTTAAGGAAAGTCGGAACCCTTATAACAAAACCTGTACCTCGGCTAATTCAACCCGACGACACGTAGCCAGAACACGTGGTTTTTAAGTCATACGCTACCGATATTTTATGTCCTCGGTTTACAGACTGTATGACAGGCTTGGTTCAAGATCTAAGTCGTTACCTCTGAGCTTGCAAGCTGCAGGTGATTCACTATATCCCCTATGGCGGGCAAGCACGGCACCTGCATATTTTGGTCTGCCATCATCAGTACCGGGAGACCGTCCCCGGCAGACAGCCGAGTTACTGTCGGCTGTTTCGGCTGTTTCGTGATCTGCCGCACAGATCGTCAAGACTGCATTGCAGCACATTGGCTATCCTGATCGTAGTCTTAAGAGAGGGCGTCAAAACGCCCTGCTCTATCTTGCACACGGTCACATTGCTGATCCCCGCATACTTAGCAAGCTCTCTCTGATTAAGATCACGCTGCTCTCTAATCTGCTTTATGCTTTTCCCAATATCTGCGCTCATAAAGGCGTTCCCTCCTTTTAGCAAAGTATATATCTCTGATAAGAGAGAGGATAAGGTGCATACAGATCAATCCGGATAGTGTAAGCAACGGTATGATCCAGAACTCGGAATGTCCGCTAAGACTTGTTATGGCACACCATAGCATGATAATGGCAAACATGGTAAGCACCTTTCCCTCGTCCGTAAGTTTTTTCATAATAAACCCTCCTTACTTATACATCATAACGGTGATAACGTCTTTAGCGGCAGCAAGCGGACTGTCTCCTGTGATGCCTATATCATACACATGACCGTTCTTCATGGTTACAAGCACCCACTCTTCTCCGTTGTCTTCGCAGTAAGTTATATCATCAACATCATCATTGGCGGCATGGAGCAGGAAGTAGAGCTCTTTTTCTACGAATAAAGCTTTATTCATTATATATCCTCTTATTGGCGGAGTTTGTTCCGCCCTTGTTTGCTGCTCGCCGTATTTTTCAGCTATGCAATCAAGATCATCATCTATTGCTGCCTTAGCATCCTCGATTGTATTATAAGCCTTTGGCGAGAAAGCCCCGTAAGGTGATATGCAAACATAGCCTATCCTATCGTTACCTGATATCGTATAGCCTCTGTACTCATACATATTCACATCGGTTTCCTTAATCTTATACTTATTCATTAAAATTCCTCCTTTTTCGATTGACGTTTAACGCTTTTTGTGTTAAACTTAATTTATCATGGGGTAACTATGCCCTAGAGGTTACCCTATAGTAAATTATAACTAGATTTTTTCTAATTGTCAAGTGAAATTCTAACTCGAAATTAGAAAAACGCTAATTTTGTGATAAGTAACAAAGGAGATGATTGAATTTTGGATATTTTGGATAGAATAACTATGCTTTTAGGCAATCGAGAGCAAAAAGAATTGACTAATTACCTGAAATTAAATAATGTTGCTTTTTCAGAATGGAAGTCTGGGAAAAGCAAATCATATAGAAAATATCTAATTGAAATTGCTGAATTTTTTGATGTTTCAATAGATTACCTTGTTTACGGCAAAGAAAAAAGCTCACTAGCGGAACAGTTGACCGCTGATGAGCAGGAGTTACTTACATATTATAAGGAATTAGATTTAATGAAAAAGGGTCAAGTCCTCGAACGTGCCAAGGTCCTTTTTGAGCAGTCAAAAATACCATTAAAAGAGCTTGAAAACAGTGTTTTCATAGAGTACTATTCGTTGCCTGTCAGTGCCGGAACTGGCGTTGATCTGGATGGCTGCGAAAAAGGTATGTTGGAGGTTAAGAAAACGCAGCTCACTCTTGAGGCTAATTTTGCTCTAAGAGTGTCTGGCAACAGCATGGAGCCTGTATTCCACGACGGAGACGTAGTTCTGATAGCCTCGCAGCCATCTGTTGAGATCGGCGAGATAGGCATTTTTATACTTAACGGGGAAGGATTTATAAAGAAGTTCGGCGGAGATCGCTTGATTTCCCTTAACCCGGATTATGATGATATTCCGCTG